AGTATCGCGTCTACATCGATCCTTATGCCGCCTCTGGTGGTGCTGAAGCCAACCACTACTACGTTGTTGGTTATAAGGGTTCTTCACCTTATGACGCTGGTATCTTCTACTGCCCATACGTTCCTCTCCAAATGGTTCGCGCCGTTGGTGAGAACAGCTTCCAGCCAAAGATCGGCTTCAAGACCCGTTACGGCATGGTCGCCAACCCATTCGCCGAGGGTACAACCCAAGGTCTGGGCCGTCTGCAGCAGAACGCCAACCGTTACTACAGAAGAGTCAAGGTCAGCAACCTCATGTGATCTTGGTCCTTCTGGACGTTATCAAGACCCCTTCGGGGGTCTTTTTTTTGTCTAAATATAATGTTCTCTTTGCATCCTCCAATGGCCAAGTCTGCAAATAAGGGTAAGAAAGGTCAGTCTAAACAGAACCAAGGCAACGCAACTGCCAAGAAGGCTAAGAATGGAGGTAAGAAAAAGTAGTCTAAATAATCGTGTGTGAAGGAAGTGCGAAGAGGGGGGTTTCGACCCCCCTCTTTTAGTCTAAATAAAGATAAAAGCCCATGGCTGTCAACCCTTGTTTGGAACAGGTATCAAACAGAAACTTTCTGTCACCTGTTGGATTTAAACTGAAGATTAACAAAGTCCCTAAGGTTGACTTCCTGGCTGTAGGTGCAAATTTACCAGGTATCACTTTAGGAACCGCAGTACAACCAACTTACCTGAAAGACATTGATCTCCCTGGGGATAAGTTAGTCTATGATGATTTTCGTGTCAACTTCATTGTTGATGAAGACTTAGAAAATTATCGACAGATCTACGATTGGATGGTGGGTCTTGGTTATCCAGATAGCCAAAAACAATTCATCGACATGAGACAGGATGATGAATATTATCCCACCATTGGAGACAGAGATAATCCACATGCAGAGTTCTCCGATGGTACGTTAGAAATTTTAAACAGTAACCTAAGACCCAGTGCATATGTTAAACTGGAAGGGCTCTTTCCTGTCGCATTGAGCTCTCTTGACTTTGATGCAACTCAAACTGATATTAGTTACTTTACTGCCTCCGTAACATTCAAGTACAAGATCTTCAAACTCCTTGATAAAAACTACACTGAGTTATGACCGTTCATTATGAAGTACATCCTCTTTTTCCAAAACCTCTTTACAAGTCTAAAATTGATGTAGGTTTAGATGATGAGGCGATTGATTTTATTATCAATCAAGAGATGTATGAAAATCCAAGTAATGCAATATCAATTAATAAAAATTTACTGGAGAGTCCCCTTTTAGAAAAACTCAATGAATCTATTCATCTTCACCTGAATATTTTTCTAAAAGAAATAATGGGAGCAATAGACTGTGAGGCTTATATCACACAATCATGGTCGTTGATAAACATGCCTGGTCAAGGTATGCATGAACATTCCCATTCAAACTCCTTAATATCTGGATCATATTATTTTACTGATATGCCAGAACCAGGAGCTGATATGGTATTCAATAGATACACGGGTAATCAGTCTCGTTTGAAACTCAATCTTGACGAAGAAAAAACGAGTTATTATAATATGATGAATATGAATGTGCAAATGGAAAAGAATGATTTGTTTCTTTTCCCATCAGATGTGTCACATAGTATAGAAAAAAATTCATCAAATCAACCAAGATATTCAATTGCATTCAACTCTTTTGTAAAGGGGCAATTGGGCCAATATGACCATGCCAATCTACTGATCTTTTAATTATGAATCTTGAGACAATTCAGGAGATGTGGGAAAAAGATTCCCAAATCGATCCTGATGAATTGCACACCGCCTCTCTGGTGGTGCCTTCGTTACACTCTAAATACTATCAGTTATTCAATGATCTAAGACTTCTTCGCGCAAGAGCCAAGAAGAGGTATCAAAGTATTCTCCACGAACGTCATCTTTATTATTCTGGAAAGGCAGAACCAGAGGTTTACGAAAATGATCCTTTCCCATATAAGGTAAGAGAAAAAGATGCATTGCAGAGGTATCTGGATGCAGACGAAAAACTTTCTGAAGCCGAACTCAAGATTGAGTATTACGACACAATGATTGACTTCTTGGAAAATATTATCAAGACGATCCTAAACAGGACGTATCAGATCAAGAATGCTATTGAATGGCAGAAGTTTATTCGTGGCTATGATTAGTATCTCCAAGAAGAATGAAGTATACCTGAAGATTGAGGCAGAACCTCATGTCTTTTATGAACTCAGTGATGAGTTCACTTTCGATGTCCCTGGGGCTAAGTTCATGCCCCAGTATCGAAACAAATATTGGGACGGTAAGATAAGATTATTCAATACACAAACTGGTGAGATCTACGTCGGTCTTCTTGACAAACTTGTAGCTTTCTGTCGAAGATACGAATACGAATATCAGTTTGTAGATAACAAGTTTTACGGAACACCTTTCGAAGAGAACGAGATGGTTTCTCTTGAAGGTGTTGGTGATTATATGAAAACCATCACGAGGTATGAACCAAGACCATACCAGATTGAAGGTGTTCATGATGCATTGAGATTTAATCGAAAGTTACTCATCTCTCCCACGGCTTCTGGTAAGTCGATGATGATCTATTCGATTGTTCGATATATGGTTGACAAAGGTCAGGATGTTCTATTGGTTGTTCCTACAACCTCATTGGTAGAACAGATGTTCAAAGACTTTGAGGACTATGGTTGGGACGCAGAAAAATACTGTCACAAGATCTATTCTGGTAAAGAAAAGTACGATAATCGCCAAGTTACGATCACAACTTGGCAATCAATCTACAAGTTGGAGAAAAAGTTCTTCTCAAGATATGGTTGTGTGATTGGTGATGAGGCTCACTTGTTTAAGTCAAAGTCTCTTGTCAGTATCATGACCAAACTCTGTGATGCAAAATATCGTTTTGGATTTACAGGAACACTAGATGGAACTCAAACTCACAAGTGGGTTCTTGAAGGTCTGTTTGGTCCTGCATATAAAATTATTCGTACTGATGAATTGATTGAGAAAGGTCACCTTGCAAAACTTGACATCAAGATCTTACTCATTAAACACGATCCACATAAATTTGAAGCTTTTGAAGACGAAGTTCAATTTATTATTGGTCATGAAAAGAGAAACAACTTCATCAAGAATCTTGCATTAGATCTCAAAGGAAACACACTGGTTCTTTATAGCCGTGTTGAGAGTCATGGTGAGGTAATTTTCAATTTGATAAATAACTCCGTAACGGGACGAAAAGTATTTTTTGTCCATGGTGGTGTTGATGCCGAACACAGGGAAGAAATAAGAGCTATTACTGAGAAAGAAGATAATGCCATTATTGTCGCGTCATACGGCACTTTCTCTACTGGTATTAACATCAAGAACCTTCACAACGTAGTCTTTGCATCCCCTAGTAAGTCTAGGGTTAGGAATCTGCAATCAATTGGAAGAGTATTGAGAAAAGGAAATAACAAAACAAAAGCTACTCTCTATGATATTGCGGATGATACAACATATGGATCAAGAAAGAATTACACACTAAATCACCTCATTGAAAGAGTAAAAATCTACAATGAAGAGAATTTTAATTATGAAATCATTCCAATCAAGATGAGGCAAACATGAATGATATTTACGCAGTCATCAAATTAGTTTCAGGTGAAGAGATCTTCGGTCAAGTCGAAGAGTTTTATGATGAACAAGTTAAAGCCATTATGGTTATTGATCCTTGTATTATTAAGGAGATTCCATCAAGAAGAGGTAACTTCTCATTCTATAAAGTAGAAGGATGGATCAAGTTAAGTGAAGATAGAATTTTCTGTCTTGAGATGAAACACATTATGTTGTATACAAGATGTGATGATGAAGAGATTATTGCCACATATAAGAAATGGGTAAGGTCTCTAAATAAGGACGATGAAGAGTCATCTGCAATGAAGGTAGGAGTCTCTACATCGATGGGATATGTATCATCTGTTGATGATGCCAGAGAAAGCTTAGAAAGAATCTTTAAGCTTAAAGAGAATTCTTAAAGCTGTCTCTTGAACCCTGGCAGAGTTATTGTACACAGAAATCAATAGCTTGTCAAGCTTTAAAGAATTTGATATAATATCTACATTATTAT